CAAACCTCACCTGTTGGTGGTAAGTAAATTTGTGTATTGTTTACAGTATCTCTTGTTAAAATCCAAGGGTAGTAAGTTGCGGTATAGTTAGAGTCAATTCCTGTATTATCCAAATTATCAACCGCTTCTTGTGAATAGATAATATCCAAAGTACTTGTTGAATCTGGTGTATACATTTGGTAGTCAGGAGTTGTACAAATGTAAATTGAATCCGCTCTTGAGTATTGAATCATATCGATTGCTTCTTCTACAAGATTTGAGTTGTTAACATAGTCAATACTTGCACTTGCAAATACGTTAATGTTAGTTGCTTCAGGGTTTGCGAATGTTAAGATACCAAGTAAGTAAGCGTAGTAGTCAGTATTTGCAAAGTCTTGAGTATTGTTTTGTACCACAATTCTTTTGAATAATCCTTGACCTGTTGCTGTCGGATATTTTGATGAAGGAGCCGCTCCTGCTAAATAACCCGAAGAACCTAATTGGAATCTATCTTGGTTTGTTCTATATTCTCTATAGATATCCCAACCGTCAAATCCACCTGCAAAACATACTGTATATTTTCTTGAGTAGATAAAGTAATATGGATTGTCTTGAGTTGTTGGGTCAGCTCTAAATTCTGCTGTACCACACTCAAACGCAGTTTGTCCACTTGACATAGATACGTTTGCAATTGTAACAACCGTTGCACCTGAGTCCATGTGGAAACCTTTACTTAACACATTCCATTTAATAGAATCTGTTGCTGTCGCCCAATTGATTGGTGGGTTTTGTTTACCTTTATAAGTTAAGAAAGATTCATCAACACCATATTGAGTTGAAAATCCTAAATAAGTTCTTCTAACAATGTCTCCACCTGATTGAACAGCGTTTGAACCTCCAGCCGTAGAACCAAATGGTGGGTTATAAATAACTTCACCAGGATAATTGTAAGCTGTTTTATATTTGATATATGGTGATGGATATGAATTGTAATCATCATATTCTCTTTGAGTGTATCCGTAGAAACCACAAGGAAGAGAATCGATTGGATAGTTGTCAGCCATTTCAACCATAATGTATCTTGAAATTAATGCAAACTCTCCGTTAGACGAACCAATCTTTTTAGCCACGAAATTATTAGAACCTGGGTCCATAACACAATTTGTGAATTTTTCAATTACAACAGGATTGGCATCCGTATCATAAAAATTTCTAACAAACACATCAAACGACATGTTATTAAATGATAAGTTAGCAATTGACACTTTAATTTCTGTGTTTGCAGAATCACCATCGGAAATTGAAATGAATTTAAATAAATTATAAACTTTATTACCTCTTAATTCTGAAACCAAATAAGGGGTTTCAGGAGATTGATATTTTTCTAAATTCCAAGCAATTGATGAAGAACTTTCACTTCTTGCTTCTGGTAAAGCGATTAAATCACAAGCCAACCCACGAATATAACCTTGATTGTATGCGTAATCTAAACTTGACTGATAAACTTCCTCAACAAAAATAGGAACTTGGAATCTTGATTTACCAAAGTTATCTACCCCCAATACTTTTGTAATGTATTTTGCTGAAGATGCTAATAACGAAGTTTCTAATGAAAACACCGTATCATCTTTAGTTATACCCGAAAGTAAGAAAGTAGCGTATGGTGATGAAGTAATACCTGAATATTGGTTAGTACAAACTAAATTTAAATCAGTAAGTCCACTCACTTCATAAACTGGTCCGTGGTCAACACTATCAGAGCTGTTAACGTAAAGTGAAATACCTCTTGAACGAAGTGTTGCAATAACCATGTTATTATATTCTGTGTATGCAGTACCAGTAAATGTATATGAATAACCTGTGATGGTTCCTGTAAATGTACTTGAAGCACCTGATGTTAAATTTGATACTGCGTAATAAAATGAATAACCTGTATATGCATTTCCTGTGGTAATATCAAAGTTAGCATAATACCAAGTGTCGTTTGAACCCGCAGTTAAATCATTTTGTAAAAAGTTATTAACACAACCATATGGGTTACTAATATTAGTGTATTCAGCCGAAACATCATAATATTCATTTTCAGGGATTGAACCATATATAACTGCTGATGTAGCAGATAATGATGGTGTATCCATAATTGTATCTAAGTAATTGTTAAAATCTGTTTGTAACGTTGAAGTTGAACCATTTTGTTGTCTATATTGTACATTTAAATTTGCAGCAACTTCTGGTGGTAACTGTGCGGTGTTTGAAAACGATATTGTATTTCCAGTAGAATTACCTGTGAAGTTTGCACTAAACGCAACACCACTTGATGGATTGCCAATAGTTGTTGGGTCAACATTTGCTGTTACCCTAAGACTCCAAGATGGACCTGCGTCATAACCAGACAAACCCAACACTCTAGTTACAAACAATTGGTTAGATTGTTGTAAATATGATTTAGCAATATATGCCGCCTCATATTTTGGGATTTGCGTGTTAACAAACTTAACGGGTTCAGTTCCCCCGAAATAAGATTGAAACTCATCGTAGTTGGTTATGAATACTGGTTCGAATGCTGGACCTTTTATTGTTTCTCCAACGAGACCTAACGTAGTTACACCCACACTCTGAGCTACGAACGATAAGTCGGTTTCAGATGTGTATACACCGGGTGATACGAATACTTTTTGATTTGCTTGTGCTGTTGCCATTATTAAATTATTCTCTTACAGATTTATTTTATAGATAAATATTCAAGTTTTTACGAAAAAACTTTACTTTTGAATAAGTATTTATAAACAGTAGGAATAAATTCTACCTTTTTTCTACCATGAAAATAAAGAAAGAAATAAAGAACATCAAAATATCCCCTGAATCACATGAGATACTGAAAAAGTATTGTGATAAGAGGGGTATTAAAATTTATAAGTTCTTGGAGAATTTAATAATTGAAAAGTGTAAAGAAAAGAAAGATATATACGGAGAAGATTAAACAAGTTTGTTTTCGTATAAAACATTTGATTCTTTGGTGATATTATTTTTAGTCACCTCAATTCTTAATATATCGTTTGTTGTGATTTGAATGTTTTGTACATCACTTCCATAATAATCTCCATTAATATAAACATCAAACGTATCAACATTATTACTTGACACTAAATTCATATTTGCTGTGAAGTCAATCATGTCGGTTAAAGTAGTGTTGCCCGACACAAATAAAAAGTTCATTTCAAACTCATTGGGGTTTTCAGGATATTTTGGTCGTCTTTCTTTTCTTGCTGAAGTATCCATTTCAATAAGTTGTGTAACTCTTTGAATTGCAGGTTTAACCTCAAACTCATCTTCATCGATTAAATAACCCAACATTGTAAAATCATAATTTTGAATATAATACTTTCTTGATTCAATTGTCATTTGTGATTCATCAGAAACATTATCCATAATAATTGGGACGTATTGTCCTTTAATAAATGTATAGGCTTGTCTTGAAGCAAAAGTTTGCATAACCACTTTATTAAGTTGGTTAAGTTCTCTCATTCTATTACAAATAATTTTTATACTATATTTGATATCAACAGGAACTGGTTGTGGAATTGTGTAGATATCCATACCTTGTTCGTTACCGTTCCATGTTGGAACCGATGCGTAATAAAATTGTTTTCTATTTGGGATATTATACACCAACGCAGGATTTGAACCGTATTTAACCTCAGGTGCTCTTACCACTGTAATAAATGGTGGTGATGGATTATTATCTAAATCCGTAAACAATGCTGTTTCAGTATATTGTGCCCAGTTTTGTGATGTAATAATAATATCTAAAAGTGGAACTACTTTTCCTGCAGTTACAACTTGTAACTCCTCTTTAACAAAATTTAACATACCTTTATCTAAGTCGGCATGTAAAACCGATTTAGGTAGATATGTTCCATCATCTTTAATATATTCCAACAATTGTTCTCTACGAGCAGATAATTCTTTTCTAGGAACTAATGGTAATGTTGGTTTAACTATGTTTTTTGGTAGTGGCATTATAATCCTCTAAATTCATTTTCACTTACATATGTTGCGGTTATTGTTCTATAAAAAGGCTTATAACCACCATAAGTATGTTTATTATCCGACTTAACAAGACCATCATCAATCACAGTATAATATCTAACTCGGTCTTCAGTTTCGTAATACCCAAAATAGTCGCCCATAAAAATGTTCACACTTAAATCATCA